CTACACAAGATAGTCGTTTTACGCCTATATTAGAAGAAACAATATACAATAATAATATAGATAGAATAATTGGTAAGAATAAAGGTGATAAAGAAAATACTATAAATGAACTCGCCACTCTACACCTGTCTGACTTAGAAAATGATTCTAAGAATGTCTATTATTGTAAACTAGCTATTGAAAGAAAAGAGGAACTAGCTCGTCAAAAAAATTTAGTAGATCCCAAGATAATACAAAAGGAACTAAAGAAGATAACAAAGGAAAAGAACTTCGCTTATAAAAGAAAGAAAGAATATAATATAAAACATGGTATCAAGCCATGGGAAAAATAAAAATCCAATGTGAGGCAATCGCAAGGCACTCAGGAAAAAGATGTAGATGTAAGGGGTACTTCACGCCAACGTCAAGACGTATGCTTTGTACCTATCATAAAGCTAGTAAATCCTGGAATCATAGGACCAGAAAATACATGGGGTTATACAGAAATAATAACATAGATATTCAAGCCAAGATAAATATGTTAAAGAACTTAAAGAACTTTAAAAATAAAACAGATGACGAAATCAAAAGATATATCCAAGACCAAGAACAAAAGTCTAAGTCTATCCGATACAGAACTAAATACTATAATAGATCGTATTCACGATGGCGAAACAATGTTCGAGTTGGCAAAAGATTTACAGATCAAATTGACAACGCTATACAAATACTTAGATCAAAACCCAAAGACAAAAGAGAGATTTGAACTAGCACAGGAACGAGGGATCAAGACTTTAGTTGAGAAGATGCTTGTTTTATTTAATAATGATAACCCAGATGTAGATCCTAATATGCTAGTCTTTATCAGAGAGAGAGCCAATTATTTAAAATGGTTAGCACCTAGGGTGTCTTCTTTGTTTACTGAAAAACAAAAGATTGATGTTAAGCAAGACACAACGCTTAATATTAAATGGGAGAGTGAACCTGATATGATTGATGTATCAGGGGATATTACTGATATACCCCCTGATAATAAAGATTAATTAAAAGTTATTTCCATCATACCATCACCAACATTTTTAGTTTTGATACCAGGAAATCTTTGTTTTAATTTCTTACCTAGTTCTTTGTTATATTCATCAACAAATTTTGATGACTTCTTCTTTGCTTTCTTGGTTAGTTTTTTTTTCATTTGTTTCCTTTTGTTTATAGTTTCTTATGATTGTCTTTGCCATAACTCCATTCGCATTCATAAGATTTAAGAAAGTTAATCTTGCTAACTCCCTTAAATTTTGTTGTGTTAGTTGTTTATTCATAAGGTTCTTTGTACTTCAGCTATTGTAATAATATATTCTTTACCTTTATAATTTATTTCAAGATCACGTTCAAATTCATTAGTTGAATTAATTAAAAAACCTGATCCAACACACTCTAAATTTTTGTGTTTATCCATAAATCTTTGAAATATATTACCTATTTCTAGCACTCTTGATTGTTTTATTTTTTTCATATATCCCCCTTTAAAAAATTATAGCACCCAAGATAAAACTAGCAACAGCAATTACTATTTCTGTTCTATATAGTAATGACCAAGCTAATAAATCCTGCTGCCATTTTTTATTATTGATTGTTATTTGCTTCCCAAATAATTTGATAATCATTTGTCCTCGCTTTCTTTTTTTTCTTTTTTATTTTTTTTTCTACTTTACCTCCATAATAAGCATTTAATTGTCTACAAGTAGGTTCCCATTCTATACTTCTGTATTTTTTATACTCTATCATATCGCACCCCCCTTCAATTCAATTATTAATTGTTCTATTTGTGGTCCATGTTTTAAACCTAGATACATTAAATAAAACATACCTAGGAATAAAACATAATCTAAAAAGCTGAAGATTTCTTCTTTCTTCCAAAGAAGAAAGTTTAATATATTTTTAATCATGTTTAAGCTCATTTTGTTTTTTGTTTATCCAAAATGATGGACTTAAATTATAACCATTTTCAGCTATTTCTTTAATTGATACAGTAACAGCTTTAGGTTTACAATTACAAGCATCTTCATAATTTAAAGGATCAACCATTGATCCAATATTATTTTGACCTGTTGATGGATATTTAGAATAAAAATCATCTTTGTTGTTGTATGTTGCTTGAGCTGTAACAACTCTAAAATTATTTCCAGATATATTGTAAAGCTCAATTAAAAAATCTCTATAACCATGCCAACAAACAGCGTGAACTTTTTTTCTTGATCCATCTTTATTTCTTGAAAATCCTAAACGCTGATACTTTTTAGATGTTCCAAGTTTTAATTTAACTCTATGACAATTACCAGATACTTTGTTCATATCTAAATCAATTCCAAGTTTACCAGATATAGACCATAAGGTACTCTCAAATTGCCAAATGTTTTTTGTATTATATATTTTCATTTTGTTTACTCCTTTATTTGTTTATATCCATAATGTATATTATTAATTAAATGTCAATCCTAAAAGTATATTTTTTTTGTATGTGATATTTATGCAACACTTACAGTTTATAATGATTCTAAAGTAATTTAATTAAAAATAATAATTGCAATTATATAAATTGGATATATAAAGAGATTAAACAAATAAACAAAGAGGTAAAACAAATGGAAAAATGGTTTAAAACTTTAACAATAAAAGAGTTATCAACTTGGATTAAAAATTTTGATAATTCAACTCTTAGTGAGTTTTTAAATATAAATCATAAACCTACTAGAGAAGATATAAAAACAGCTAAAAAAATATTAAAAAATAAAAGAGCATATTTTAAAGCTCAATTAAATAAAGATAGTTATATTTCTTTTTAATAATAAACAAATTAAACGCCAGTAATTAATTTTATTGGCGTTTTTTTTTGTGCGATTCTGAAATAATAATTGATAATATAATTATAAATAAATCTTACAATTCTTTTACACGCTGCCACGCCTGGCGTTAGCGTTATATAATCGGTCAATAATATTGACCTATCTACAATTAAACCTTAATAGGTTTGATAATCTTTTATTATCAGAACCCCAAAAAGGTTAATATATAGACCTACAACCTACATTTTTGACATTGCAACAGGGGGTATACCCCACAACGCAGTCGCATTGTTATATATATATATACATGGGACTCGAGGACTCCCTTACACACACCTACATCTTCATCTTGCCAGACCACCAATAATAAACTAGATATAGTATATGAAACCTTTTGACTTAGAAGATATAGAATCAGTTGCTTATGTTGATAAAGATAACAATGATGTCATAATTAAGTTTGTAGGTTTTCCAACAGAGATAGCTTCGCAGCTATTTATTACTTATGCTATGTTTTGTATTGGGTTTGACTTTGAACCTGTAGATAGTATGCCTAGCAAAAAGATACACTAGATATGGATATTAAAATACCCTACACCCCAAGAAAGCACCAAGCATATCTACATAAGAAAATATCAGAGAACAGATGGAATGTATTAGTTTGTCATAGAAGGTTTGGCAAAACAGTATGTATGATCAATCACCTAATTAGGTCAGCATTACTGTCCAAAAATAAGAACCCTAGGTATGCCTATATAGCACCCACCTTTAAACAAGCAAAAAGTATCGCATGGGATTATATGAAACAATTTACAGCGAAGATACCTTATACAAAATTTAACGAAACAGAGTTGCGTGTGGATTTGCCGAATGGCAGCAGAATAACATTACTAGGTTCAGAGAACTCAGATGGCTTGAGAGGTATATATCTTGATGGTTGTGTGATTGATGAGTATGCAAATGTAAACGAAAGATTGTTTCCAGAAATAATTAGACCTGCACTATCAGATAGAAAAGGTTATTGTGTATTTATTGGTACACCACAAGGCATGAACAATAACTTCTATGAACTATACCAACACGCACAAGGTGCAGATGATTGGTTCAACTACAAAGCAAAAGCAAGTCAAACAAAGATTGTAGATGATGAAGAACTACAAAAGGCAAAAGAAGTTATGGGTGAAAAGAAATACCTGCAAGAGTTTGAATGTGATTGGATAGCAAACATAGAAGGTTCAGTATATTCAGATGTCTTGGCAAAGATGGAGGACCAAAAGCAACTAACAAGAGTGCCATACGACCCATCACTTCCTGTGTCTACAAGTTGGGATCTAGGTGTATCAGATCATAGTGCAATAATATTTTTTCAACAGTTAGGTAGATCAGTAAACATTATTGATTACCATGAGGAACGAGGTCAAGGTTTACCACACTATGTGCAGATTATTAAAGATAAGGATTATGTTTACAAAGATCATTTTGCACCACACGACATAGAAGTTACAGATTTCAGTAATGGTAAGACCCGAAGAGAGGTCGCTTATCAATTAGGAGTTAGGTTCAAGGTTGTACCAAAAATACCATTAGAGGATGGCATACACGCTACAACAATCCC